AAAAAATTTATAAAATCGCGTGTGGGGCGATCTCCCCACTTACCATTTACTCTTCCGCACATTAATCTTAGGTCCTTTTTTCTTATCTCGTGTATTCGGGTCATAAACTTCTTCTTCATCATCAGATTCAAGATTTTTGCTAATTTCCCAAAATTCTTTTGAACCTAATTTGAATTGTTTATGATGGTCAGCTTTATACCAAAATATTTGATCACTCAATTTATTAGATTTAGAATTATTATTAATTACTAAACATTCATAATTTTCCGTGCATTGATCCATAACTTGACAAAAGGATTCAAAAGTTGGAAACATACCCGCATAATTTTCATATATTTTTTTTCTATTAGATATGTATGGTTCGCGTAGGATAAAAACATAATCTATATTTGTACGGAGATTTGGAGGAATACCAAGGGGATATTGCATTGTGATGATCAGCATCATTTTCCAATGACGCCCGTTCATAAATAATAATCTCATCATTTTATCTCTGGTCCAACTAGCATCAAAAAGGCAATCATCTAAAATAACAAATGCACGAGGGTCAATAGTAGATTTTCTAAAGGTTTCCATTTCTTTTTTTATTTGTTTTAAAACAGTACGCTGACGCTTTAAAATATTTTCAATAATTGCAGTATTATATTCTTCATGAATGAAGAGTTTGGGGACATGTTCAGCATAGAACCCATTACCGGCTTCAGTTCCACTAATAACAGTTCCAATGGGAATATCTTGGTGATAATAAAGAAGATCTCTAACAAGATAAGATTTACCTGTATCACGCCGGCCAATTAAGACAATAACAGGACCTTTATTTTCATCGGGTTTGAAACTAATATTTTTCATCTCAAATTTTTTAAGTTCTAAAGTCATTATTTACTAAATATTATTAAAAAATATTATTTAATTAGTAATTTAATTTAATAATTATAATTATTAAATTAAATTTATAAATATAGTATAGGTAATTTAAATGAAAAAAAATAATTTTAATAGAACTTTAAAGAAAAGAAAAATTTTATATGGTGGAGCTGGTTTTTCACAGTTTAAATTTATGACCTGGAATATATATAACCCGATATTTACAAATATTGATCATGTAAAAAAAATTGAAGAATCAATTTTAAATATTAAACCTGATATTTTATGTGTTCAAGAAACTGCTTTGTCTAATATAGATAATTATAATACATTATCTGTTCATTTTAAACATGAGAAAGGATCAACTTTATGGAATCCTGAAAAATTTAATTTATTTGCAGCATATTATAGTAACATTTTTTCATATAAAAAAAATAATAATCAACAAAAGATTAATAATATAATTAATAATAATATTGATGATATAAAAACAATAGAAAAATGTTTAACAAAAATAGATTTATCAAAAATACCTGATATTAATTGTGATTATGATAATAGACCAATAATTATAACTATATTACAAGATAAAAAAACAAATACATATTTAATAGTAATAAATATTTGGTTAGAACATGAGAAACAATATGAATTTAGTCGCTATTATATTAATTATGATAATTTTGAAAAATTTATTGAAAAAAGTATAAACTTAATTCAAGATCAACATAAAGAACTAGCAGACAATTGTAAAATTATTGTTTCTGGAGATATGAATGAATTTTATTCAAACGAAAAAAAAAAAGTTTTTACAAAATTTAATTTGAAACTTACAAATAGTGATGATGATGAGCAAACTTGTTGTTATAATAGTAAAAATATTTTACAAGATTTACAGAATAATAATAATAAAAGTTATAAAGTAAATTTTAAATCAGATTTAATATATACAAACATTGACAATTATATATCTAATGTTGAAAAAAATTATTTATCCGACCATTTACCAGTAATATGTTATTTTAATTATGATAATAATTATGGTTATGATTTTGATGGAGTAGTTCATACATGTGTTAAAAAACCTATAGGAAATTTCCCCGAAGGCTATAATAACAGACATCCAATTGATAATATGATAAATATTTTTAATAATTACAAAGAGGAATGTATATTTTCAAAAGTTATTGATGATATGAAAAAAAATCATACTAATGGTAATATTTTTATTATTTCTGCAAATAGTGAAAAATGGAGAGATGATATATTTAAATTATTAACAAATAATAATATCAATATTACAATAGATCAAATTAAAATGGATCAATACCTAAAAATTTATGCACTGAAAAAATATAAAATTATTCAATTTATAGATGATAGTTGGAGTCATATTAAAACAATATTAAATGATAAAGATCATCTTATAAAATTACAACATTTATATTTTGCTATTCCTGAACATAAAGATTTTTACCTCATTGATTTAAAAAAAAATATTATAGAAAATCAAGATTATATTTTAAAATTTATAACAGATAAAGCAGCAGCAGAAAAAGCAGCAGCAGAAAAAGCAGCAGCAGAAAAAGCAAAAGCAAAAGCAGAAGTAGCAAAAGCAGAAGCAGAAAAAGCAGCAGTAGAAACAGCAGCAAAAGAAAAAGCAGCATTACCATATTATAAACAGGAATATGAAAATGGAAATGAAAATATAATAATCGGTAATTTTATCGAAAATGGTAAAAAAAAAACATTTAAAGAAGTATTTGAAAAAATGAGTAAAGATAGAGATTTTTGTAAATATTTTAATGATAAATTAGGTATTAATAAGTTTAAAGTTTTTTTTTGGGAATGCCCCGAATTAAATAAAAATTCCATAAATCAACCATATAAACATACTATATTAAATGCGGGAGAATTGTTACCCAAAGAAACTGCAAATTCACTAGAATTTGAAACATACAATTCAAAATTTAAGAATTGTAATAAAATAAATGAAATAGCAGTTTTTAGTAATTTAAACAATGATGCATCATTAATAACACCATGTGATACCTATTCTTTTGAAGATAAAAATAAGTTTAAAAATATTGCACATTTTGTTAGAGCTGAGGATATAGATGAAGTTCAAAAAAATTTATGGCAAAAAGTAGCAACACTTTTATTAGATGAAATAGAAAATAAAAATAAAACAATTTATCTAAATACCGATGGTAGGGGCGTACCATGGTTACATGTCCGTTTTGATAAAACAAATAAATACTATAATGATCATAGACTGATTGCAAATAATAAAAAAAAAGAATTTCAATCACCAATAGAACCAGCAGCAGCAGAACCACCAGCAGCAGAACCACCAGCAGCAGAACCAGCAGCAGCAAAACCAGCACCAGCAGCAGAACCAGCAGCAGCAAAACCAGCACCAGCAGCAGCAGAACCACCACCAGCAGCAGAACCAGCAGTAGCAGAACCACCACCAGCAGCAGAACCAGCAGCAGGAACAGAAGCACCAGGAGCAGTACTAGCTAAACCAGCACAACCACCACCTGCAGCACATTATGATAGTAATACTTCCGATAATTTTGTATCTAATATTCTTAATACAGATATAGATTTCACAAATAGTTCAAATGTTGGATTATATATGGCATTAATGGGTTTAGGAACAGCTGTAACATTCTTAATACTTTAATACAAAAAACTAAATATTAATATTTTATAGAAAAACGTTTAAAACAAGAAAATTATTTATTATTAATAAAGTAATAAATAATTATGGATATAAATTATAGGAAAAATAAAAATACTGAATTATTTGATAAAATAAAATCAGAAGAGTTTTTAAATTTAGAAACTCCTCAAAATTATATTCCATTATACGAGAGATTCTTTAATTTTAATGAAACTAATTATAATTCAATCAATTTGAACAATGTATATAAATTAGAAACATTGACTGAAAAAATAGGATATTCAAAATTTAATGGTATTATTGTTGATAGTTCTAATAATAATATTAATAAGAAGATTTTTTTTAAATATAGTCCATTAGTTGATCCTACAAAATATATGATAGGTAAATACAATGACAAGGATTCTAGTTTTAATATATTAAATTTACCAAATTTTTTGAATAAAGAAGACAAAACTATAAATAATAAAGTTTTTGACCCGAATAATTCCGCATATAGCGATGGTTTTTTTTCATATTTATCTAGTTTATTGTTAAATTATTATGGATTTTTAAATGGAATAGATTATTATGGGTCTTTTTTAGCAATTAAGAATGATTTTTTAGTAGAAATAGATGAAGATTTAGAATATTTAGATGATTCAGATTACTTTCATCAAAATTTGAATAAAAGGTTTAAAATAATAGAAACAGAACATACAAAAAACATTTTTGCAAATACAAAAAAATGCAAACAAAAAATTAATATTAATAATGAAAACATAGATTTAATTACTGAAGAATTATTTATAACTAGTGAAGTTGAACAAGAAGACAAAGATAAAGACAAAGATAAAGATAAAGTTGAAAACATGGATACAGAAAATAATGAAATACTATTAGAAGAATTAGATGAAAAATTATTTAAATTAGATGATTTAGTTGAATTAAATGAAACTAAAAAAACAGATGAAAATAAAGAAAAAGACGAAACAGATGAAACTAAAGAAAAAGACGAATCTAAAGAAAAAGATGAAACTAAAAACATGGATGAAAAATATAAAAAACATAAAAGAACAAATGACCTAGATTCAGTTAATTCTTCTTGTTCATCTAGATATTCAAATACTGAATCAAGCAACGAAGAAAATTCAGAGGAAGAAGATAGCGATGAAGAAAATTCAAGTAGTAGCGAATCATCTTGTGAAGAAGAAATATTTGCTACTATTGACAAATTCCCAGTTCAAACAATTGCATTAGAATGCTGTGAAGATACATTGGATGCTTATATTATTAATAATAAAATAAAAGACCCAGAATATGAATCAATCGTTCTGCAAATTTTGTTTATGCTAATTACATATCAAAAAGTATTTGATTTCACACATAATGACCTTCATACAAATAATATTGTATATAATAAGACAGAAAAGAAATTTTTATATTATAAATTTAATAATGCCCATTATAAAGTACCGACTTTTGGAAAAATATATAAAATTATTGATTTCGGGAGAGCAATATACAGATTTAAAGGACAATTAATATGTAGCGATAGTTATGCACCAGAAGGAGATGCAGCAACACAATATAATTGCGAGCCATATTTTAATGAAAATAAAGCAAGATTAGAGCCAAATTATAGTTTTGATTTATGTCGTTTAGGATGTAGTTTATTTGATTATTTTATACAAGATATTGATGATATAAAAAAATTACGTTCGCCAATTAAGAAGTTAATGATAGAATGGGTTTTTGATGATAAAAATAAAAATATTTTATATAAAAATGACGGTGATGAGAGATATCCTGATTTTAAATTATATAAAATGATTGCACGAACCGTTCATAATCATACTCCACAAAAAGTATTGAAAAAGGAAG